CTATTTCCATTAACATATCTTTAGTCGCCATCTTCTTCTCCATTTAACCATTCTTCTCGAACAGCATCGTTAAAAACTTCATCACACTCAAAGATTGCACTTTGCAACTTATTAAGCTGAACTCTTACGTTGTCCAATGCCTCTTCCATTTCCTCAGCTAACCCATGCTCTTCAGCAAGATTTGCCAGCTTGGATTGAATATCAAGAGTATCGATATACTTCGCATTTTTAGTAATGCCTTGACTTTCTGTCAAGGCACTCTCTAATTCCCACAACTTACTCATGATAAATACTCCTGATGTGTGATAACAATTGGACCATGCTCAGCCTCGTAGTCCTCAAGTAGTGGAGTCTCCTCTACTATCTGACCATTGGCAATTACAACAACACCATTAATAATTAGGCTGGTGCAGTTAGGTTCTATAGCTTTCGCTATTGCTACATTGTTGTTATTAACAATGTCGATTTTTAGTTTCATATACTTCTCCTTAGTTAATTGATATAAAAACTATATACATATTACACGAAATATCTTATATGTCCAATCTTTTCGCGTGTGTGTTCGGCTCGGCTCGCTCCGCTCGCCTTCGCTCGTTGGGGGGGATAGGCCCTTGGTTATAGAATGAAAGTAAAAGCATATTATTTAAACATACAGGCGAAGCCCATAATATCTTTTACATTGAATCTATAACCAAGGCCCTATCCCCCCCAACGAGCGAAGCGAGTGGGTTGTATATAGAAGAAAAAAATAGACATGGAGAGAATATCCAGAAACTTTGACAAATGGGGCTCCCCCCTTCATCATAGGAAACATTGAAAACGATTTGGCCACAAAAAATTTTAAAATTTCAAAATATTTGGCATGGAAAATCCTGACATAAATTTAGAAAAGCTTGCCCAACAATATCCTGAAGCCACCAGAGAACTGTTGGAGCTTACTGAAGCACTAAATTCCAAAAAATTACAGCGCGAAGGTCAAGAAAATTTTTTGACCTACATCAATCACATGTGGCCAGACTTCGTAGAAGGCAGACACCACCAAATATTTGCAGAAAAACTAGAGCAAGTAGCCCAAGGTAAGATAAAACGCTTGATAGTGAACATGCCACCGAGGCATACAAAGTCAGAATTTGCCTCAACATACTTCCCATCGTGGATCTTGGGCCGTAATCCTAAGTTAAAAATCATGCAAATTACGCACACTGCAGAACTTGCCTTCCGTTTTGGTAGAAAAGTTAGAGATATTATCGACTCAGAAGCGTATCAAGACGTTTTTCCTGGCGTAAGTCTAAAAGCAGACAGCAAATCAGCAGGAAGATGGGAGACAAACAAAGGTGGTGAGGCGTTTTATTCAGGTATTGGTGGTGCGGTAACGGGTCGTGGTGCAGATTTGCTAGTTTTGGACGATATTCACTCGGAACAAGACGCACTTTCTCCTACAGCCTTGGACAATGCTTGGGAATATTACAGTTCTGGACCCCGACAAAGGCTACAGCCAGGCGGAGCTATCGTTATTGTCATGACACGTTGGAGTATTAAAGACCTGACAGGTAGATTATTGAACAAACAGGCAGAAGATCACGCCGATCAGTGGGAAATAGTCGAGTTTCCTGCAATTTTTCCCGATAGTAACAAACCTTTATGGCCAGAATACTGGCAATTAGAAGAATTAGAGGGTGTAAAAGCGTCTTTGCCAGTTAGCAAGTGGGAAGCACAGTGGATGCAGAACCCAACGTCCGAAGAAGGAGCTATTTTGAAGCGAGAATGGTGGCAATTGTGGGAAGAAGACGAAGTTCCAGAAATGCAGTACGTGATACAGTCGTACGACACCGCATATACCAAGAAAGAAACGTCTGATTACTCTGCAATCACAACATGGTGCGTGTTTTACCCTGAACCAAACTCGATGCGACCAGCTTTATTGTTACTTGATGTTAAAAAAGGCAGATGGGACTTCCCTACACTCAAGCGAGAAGCTTACAAGCAGTTTGAATACTGGGATCCTGACACAGTTATTGTAGAAGCCAAAGCCAGTGGTCTACCGCTCACGGACGAACTACGTCATGCGGGTATTCCTGTGGTCAATTACTCACCTGGCAAAGGACAAGACAAGATTGCAAGAGTAAATGCAGTTGCACCCATGTTGGAATCGGGCATGGTGTACGTGCCTGACACACGTTGGGCGGAAGAATTAGTAGAAGAGTGCGCAGCGTTTCCATTTGGCGACCATGACGACTTGGTGGACTCGACAACACAAGCACTAATGCGTTATCGACAGGGCGGATTTATTGGTTTAGAATCGGACGATGATCTGCAGGAAAACGAACCCAGACGGATCAAAGAATATTATTAGGAGAAAGCAATGGCTGATAAAGGCGAAATGATAAAGGACCAAGGACTTGTTCCTTACGCAAAGCAAACTGATATGAAAGCACCCATGACTAAACCTGGAGACGGGAAAGGCAAAAGCCGTGGTGCTGGCGATGCAATCAGAGGCACAAAGTTCACAGGCGTTTACTAGGAGAACAACATGGGAGGGATTTTGCAACTGCTAAGGCAGCTTATTCAAAGTGGCAGTGGATTAGGAAACGCTTTAGCCAGAAGATATTTACCCGCTAGATTTCATAGAACTAGAACCGATGAAGGTATTGAGTATATGAAAGGAGCAACTGACACCATGACAAAATACATGGGCAGAACTGTAGATGAACTAGATGCAATCACGAGAAACAAAATAGCTCAAGGTCAAAAAATTATAGACGATGTTCAAAAGATGGATCCTAGATTTGCAAATCAAGAATCTGTTCGTAGAGCCTTTAACCAAGTAAATAAAGAAGTAGATGAACTCGTAGCACTACACAGAACTTTAATAAATCAAGCTAGGTTAACCGACGATATGGCAACTGCTGCTCAAATAATGGAGCGAGCTAATCAAGTAGACAAAACCGCTGCATTACTGAAAAGTGCCATACCTATTCTCGGTGCTGGAGGTGCTGGAATGTATTTTGGAGCGAGATCAGAAGATGCTAACCCTGATTTTTACAAGCCAGAAACAGACCCATTTCGCGACCAGCCTGACGAAGCTGACGAAGCAGTACAGGACATGACGGAAAAAAGTTTTGGCGAAAAAACTGCAAACGTTTTAATGGATATTCTTTCACCTATTCCTCGATACAAAAACGATGGCAGAGAACAGTAAACCTACCAACATAGAAAGGTTGTCAGATCTTATCGATTTAGAAGTACAAGACGGCGAAGAAGTACAAATTGAAGAACCTGTGCAAATGGGTGAAGGCGATATTGCCGTTGAACTATCTGAGGAAGGTGCACAGATAGATTTTTTTCCTGACGAAGAAATTATAGACACCACACCATTTGATGCGAACTTAGCGGAGTACGTTGATGAAGGCGAGCTAGGACGAATTGCCTACGAACTAATCACTGATTACGAAGAGGACAAAGGAAGTCGTCACGACTGGGAAGATGCTTATGTAAAAGGGTTGGACTTACTTGGATTTAAGTATGAAGACAGAGACAGACCTTTTCCAGGAGCATCAGGCGTAACCCATCCAATGCTCGCCGAATCCGTGACTCAGTTCCAAGCGCAAGCATTTAAGGAACTACTGCCTAGTAAAGGTCCTGTTAAAACCAGAGTCATGGGACTTGAAACACCCGAAACTCAAGACCAAGCTAGAAGAGTTGAGGAGTTCATGAATTATCAAATTACTACGGTAATGGAAGAGTACACTCCAGAAATGGACCAGTTACTGTTTTACTTGCCACTAGCAGGAACAGCATTTAAGAAAGTTTATTACGATCCAAGCAAACAAAGAGCAGTAAGCACATTTGTTCCTGTAGAAGATTTAGTCGTCCCCTACACAGCCAGCGATTTAGAAACATGCGAACGAGTCACTCACGTAGTCAAAATGACATACAACGATGTTAGGACACAACAACTCGCAGGATTTTATAGAGACATAGCACTGCAACCAGCTGAAACAAATATTGGCAGCGAGACCACCGACAAAGAAGACGAGCTAGAAGGACTTAGTGCCAACACTAATGACATGATGTATGAGTTGTTAGAGTGTCATGTGTCTATGGACATACCAGGCTTTGAAGATCCTGATGGATACCATTTGCCTTATATTATAACCATAGACAGAGCATCAAACGCTGTCTTATCGATTAGACGAAACTACCGTCAAGACGATCCACTAAGAACAAAAATACAATACTTTGTACACTACAAGTTTCTCCCTGGTCTTGGATTCTATGGGTTCGGCTTAATACACATGATTGGCGGGCTATCTCGAACCGCCACTGGAGCCCTACGACAATTGATCGATGCAGGTACGCTGGCGAATCTACCTGCTGGATTTAAGGCCAGGGGACTTAGAATCAGGGACGATGAAACTCCACTAGAACCAGGAGAGTTTAGAGACGTAGATGCACCAGGCGGAGCATTGAGAGATTCTCTAATACCACTACCGTACAAAGAACCATCTGGTACGTTACTGTCCCTATTAGGATTTTGTGTAGAAGCGGGACAACGATTTGCCTCGATTACAAATCTACAAATAGGAGAAGGCAACCAAGAACTACCTGTTGGAACAACTATGGCTCTGCTAGAACAAGGCACAAGAGTCATGTCCGCAGTGCATAAAAGATTGCACTACGCACAAAAAACAGAATTTAGGATTTTAACTAGATTATTTGCAGAGTCTCTACCCCCTGTCTACCCTTATCAAGTTGTAGGGGGAGACCAACAAATCAAACAAGCAGACTTTGATAACAGGGTAGATGTAATACCTGTGAGTGATCCTAACTTCTTTTCTATGAGCCAACGTATTACATTAGCTCAGCAAGAACTACAGTTAGTACAAAGCAACCCACAAATACACAACATCAAAGAATCGTACAGAAGAATGTACCAAGCTTTAGGCACTGAAAATATTGAAGCGTTGTTCGCACCTGATCCGCCCCCACCCGTTCCGATGGATCCAGCAAGTGAGAACAGCGCAGTGCTAATGGGTGTACCTCTTATGGCTTTTCCTGACCAGGCGCATCAGATACATATAGAGGTGCACTTAGCTTTCCTAGAGTCTGGTGCAGGCATGACAAACCCTGCAGCAGTGCCTATGATGGTGTCGCACATATTCCAACACATATCACTAGAAGCACAGAACCAAGCTAACGAGCAGATGCCAGATCAACCTGCACCTGTTCCAGCTATGCAACAAGGAGGAATGATGATGCCGCCCCCACCTAACCCTGCAAAAGAAGCTTTGAAGGCACAACTAGAATTAGAGATTATGCAATCGATAATGCCTAGAATAGAAAAAGTATTATCTACTGACGATGGTGTGGTTGCTCTAAAACAACAAGAGCTTGCAATACGTGCAAAAGAAAACGAAGATGATAAAATGATTGCAGAGGAGAGAATCAAACTAGACAAAGCTAAGCTTAAACAGAAAGATCAATCCGAAGAAGAGAGGTTAAAATCTCAAGAAGACATAGCAGCAATGAAGATAGCAGCAGACAGAGAGAAAGGTAAGTAATGGTAGTCAATATTCCAGGACTAGAAGAAATAGACATGGAAGCTATAAATGCAGCTGTAGACCAAGCTATGTCTGACACTAATATGAGTGGGCTAAATTTAGGTCCGTTAGGCACAAGTGGACAGTCTGTTATGGAAGGTGAGCCAGTAACTTTAGCTGCTGACCCTGTAGCTCCAGTTTTTGACAGAAGCGATGTAGCGGGTTCATTAGCTGCTGGCGCAGTTCCAACAGCAAGAGACATTTTCTTAATCTTTCAACCCCTTATTTTTGGTAGATCAAATGACCTTGTACGAAGTTTTAATAACATGAGAGCTTTAGAAGAAGCTGGTTATGCCTTAGAAGGAGCACCATCAACCAGCAGTATTTCTCATTTTGAAATGAATGCCGAAGGAGGTGGAAGATTTATACCCAAGACTTCTGGTTTAACCGAATCTGAGTCACCCATGTCAACTATGGTTGAGCCAGAAGTCACCCCCATGGATAGCGATATAGACAGAGCTGTTGCTACAGCCGTAGCGTCTGCTATGGCATCTGGTGGAGACACGCTAGTACAAGCTGCTGACGATCCTATAATGACTGCGGTTGAAACAGCCGTGGGCAACGGTCAACCGACCATGGACGATACTATACTTACAGAACAGCCAACAACCACACTTCCTACAGAAACAACCACACTTCCTACAGAAACAACCCAAGTAGCACAACCCGATTTTATGACTCAGCTAAACGAACTTATAGCAAGTATGCAAGCTGAGCAAACAGCAGCAGCCGAACAAGCTGCCGCTGCAGAACAACAGAGACAAGAACAAGTCGCTGCGATGACACAAAATTATATGGTTGGACAACCAGCCGTAGGTTATAACCCGTACGAAAGTGGACAGTATCAAAACAATCCATACGGTCCTGCTGGCGTACCTGCTATGGGCGGAATTACAACTATACCCGTCCCTACAGCGTATAACCCTAACCCTTATCCACTAGGAGGAGCAACATAGATTTACTACAATTCGCGACCGCTGCACTGCGCGCCATAGATGAAAAAGAACAGCAACTTCAACAAATACTCTCAAATGGTGAAACTAAAGATTGGGAGCATTACAAGAATCTGACTGGTCAAATCGAAGCGTTAAATTACGTTCGCGAAGAAATTAGACAACTAATGAAAAACCAGGAGATATACGATGCCTAATCCAAGCACTTTAGCCATGGAAGAAAAATGGAAAAAAGATGCAGAAGAAAAATCTGCTCTAGAAAAAGCCTATCAGTCAGGTAAAAAAGAAAGCGATGCAACCACGCTCGACCCTGACAAACTAGACTCAAAACTACTAGATCAACTGCCATCACCTACAGGGTGGAGGATAATGATATTACCATACAAAGGTCGAGGTAAAACGGACGGAGGTATTGTCCTTACAAGTGAAACTGTTGAGAGACAACAGGTAGGCACACTTCTTGGCTATGTATTAAAAGTCGGACCACAAGCGTACGACGGAGAAAGATTTTCTACTGGCCCTTGGTGTAAACCAGGAGACTGGGTATTGATTGGAAGATACTCAGGATCAAGGATACAAATTGAGGGCGGAGAAATAAAACTGTTAAATGATGATGAAATCATCGCAACGGTTCCAGACCCAGAAGCAATTCTGCATCAATTTTAATAACCATGGAGAACGACCATGCCTGAGCATAAACTAAATATGAACGCAGCCGAAGAAACAGTACCTTTAGACGATACTGGCCCTGAGGTAGACGTAGATATAGATGACGGTGAAGCTTTACCTATTGATCCGCAACAACCCGAAAAACCTATATTAGGGGACGAGGGAGCAGCGGAAGTAGTACCAGAGCCAGAGCCTGAACCAGAAGAAGCAAAAGCTGACGAGCACGAAGAATACAGTAAAAGTGTAAAGAAGCGTATCGATAAGCTTACTGCTAAACTAAGAGAAGCCGAAAGAAGAGAACAAGCCGCAACGCAGTACGCACAAAACGTAAAGAAAGAAAACGAAACATTAACGCAACAAAAAACTAATTTAGACAGCAACTACATCGTAGCTGAGGCCAATAGAATTTCAGCTGAAACCGAAGCAACGAAAAATCTTTTAAGAAAAGCTAACGAAGAAGCAGACATCGAAGCACAAACAAACGCACAACAAAAATTAGCAGCTCTTGCTGTTGAAGCTCAACGTGTACAAGCTTTAAACCAAGAGCGCACTGCACAAGCAGCGCAACCCCAACAGGTAACACAAGATATATTAACGGAGCCAGAACCACAGCCTCAACAGTATTCTGAACCAGATCCCAAAGCTCAAGCATGGGCGGAAGAGAATCCTTGGTTTGGAAATGATAAAGCTATGACCATGACTTCGTTTGCTTTTCACGAAGATTTGTTAGCGGAAGGGTTTGACCCAGCAAGCGATGAATATTATAGTGAGATAAATAACAGGATTCGGAAAGAGTTTCCTCATAAGTTTAACGAAGAAGAAACTCAAACGAGCCAACCCGCTCAGACGGTTGCACCCGCAAAGCGAAGTGCAAAACCAGGGCGCAAAACTGTGAGACTCACACCCTCACAGGTTGCAATAGCAAATAAATTGGGTGTGCCTTTAGAAGAGTACGCGAAATATGTTGAATAACGTGGAGCAACTAAATGACTGACAACAATAAAAAAGTAGACGAAAATCGTCAACCACGCGAAGCCCAGACTCGTGAGAAACAATCTGCGAGAAAACCATGGGCACCCCCATCTGCTTTGGACGCACCTACCCCACCTGAGGGTTACGTTCATCGTTGGGTAAGACTAGAAATTAGAGGACAAGACGATCGTAAGAACGTTATGTCTAAAATGAGAGAGGGATGGGAGCCTGTGAGAGCAGACGAATATCCTGACTTCGAGTCTCCAACAATTGATGAAGGTAAGTTTGAAGGCGTTATAGGTGTAGGCGGATTAATACTATGTAGGATTCCTATTGAAACTGTACAGGAAAGATCTGAATACTTTGCAAATAAAACGCAAAGCCAGATGGATGCTGTAGATAACGATATGATGAAAGATGGTACGCATCCAAGTATGTCTATAAGCAGACCAGAAAGACAGTCGCGCGTAACAATTGGTGGAACTCAAGGTTCGTCAAACAACTAAGAGTTCTTTATATTAATTCTTGTAAATTAGAGAAACGAATATGGCAAATGTAGATAAAGCCTTTGGGTTAAAACCTTATAAAGGTCTCAATGTCGGTTCAGCCGTTCAAGAAGCTAATAAATATAACATTAATCCATCAGGATATGGCACAAGCATCTTCCAAGGTGACTTGACTATATTCAACGGAGGATACATCGAAAGATCAGCAGCTAGTTCTGCTAATAACGTAGGTGTTTTATCCCATGTTTTTTATACAGCTACTGACGGAACTCCCACTTTTAAGAATTACTATCCAGCATCTACAACGGCACTTGGAAGCGGAGACATAGAAGCTTACATCTATGACGACCCTAATCAATTGTTTGTTGTCCAAGCGGATGGTGCTTCAACTATCGCAGCTGTCGGCAGAAATGCTGATACTGATGGTATTGGTGGTAGTACAACAACTGGCGTTGCTACTCGCGAGCTCGACTCTAGTACACTAGCAACAACTCAAGCACTACAGCTTAAAGTTGTGGGCGTAGTTCAAGATGATAAAAACGGAGACCTTTCAAGTAATAATGCGAACTTAGTTGTTCTCATTAATGAACATGCTTATAGAGGTCCTGTCGCTGGAACATAAGGAGTAAATTAGATGGCAATTTCTAGAGGACAATTAGTCAAAGAGTTACTTCCAGGTCTAAACGCGTTATTTGGTCTTGAGTACGATAGATATGAAAACGAACATGAAGAAATTTTTGACGTTGAAAATTCTGATCGTGCTTTTGAAGAAGAAGTAATGCTCACAGGCTTTGACCAAGCACCCGTTAAATCAGAAGGAGCTGGCGTAGCGTTTGATTCAGCCCAAGAGGCTTTCACGTCACGTTATACCCACGAAACCATAGCTTTAGCGTTTAGCATCACAGAAGAAGCGGTAGAGGATAATTTATATGACCGATTATCGGCCAGATACACTCGTGCGCTTGCAAGAAGTATGTCAAACACTAAACAAGTAAAAGCTGCAGCTGTATTGAATAATGCTTTCAATTCAAGCTTCCCTGGTGGCGATGGGAAAGAACTTTGCGCAACAGATCACCCAACTGTAGGTGGTCCTAACTTGAGCAATGAACTTTCGACATCTGCTGACCTAAGTGAAACTTCACTTGAACAAGCATTAATCGATATTGCAGCCTTCACTGACGAGCGTGGTTTGAAAGTAGCTCTACAAGGAACGAAATTAATCATTCCTAAAGAACTACAATTCGTAGCTGATAGAATATTGGAGACACCAGGCAGAGTTGCTACGTCTGATAATGATATTAACGCCATGAGAAACATGGGTATGATCCCTGAGGGTTATACAGTTAATCACTATCTGACTGACACCGATGCCTTCTTCATTAAGACTGATGCACCGAACGGTTTCAAAATGTTTAATCGTTCACCAATCAGAACTTCAATGGAAGCTGACTTCGATACGGGTAACGTTAGGTACAAAGCTAGAGAAAGATACAGCTTTGGATTCTCGGATCCACGTTGCGTCTTTGGTAGCCCAGGAGCATAAGACTAACTCAGTATATGGAACCCTGCTGGGGGTTTCTAACTCAACCCAGCAACCTTATCTTTTTCTACACAACCCTATTTTTTTCTGATACGATAATCTTGTACCGAGATAATTTGTTATACCAACTGGCTCGGCAGACTTACTCCAAGATGGTGTAACACATTTAGTTAGGAGAAAAATATGGCTAAATCAACATTTTCAGGACCAGTCAGATCTTTGGCTGGATTTATAACAGCGGGAAGTACGTCTGTTGTTAGCTTAACAGCTGACACTTCACTTACAGTAGCTGCACACGCAGGTAAAGTTCTTACTTGTAATGATGCAGATGGTAAATTTACTTTACCTTCAATTGTAGCTACCACTCCAAGTGACTCTACTGATCCAAACCAACTTAATAATCTAGGAGCTAGTTTCTTCTTTGTAGTAGAAACTGCAGCTACAGATATGGATATTAAAACAGATGGAACAGATAAGTTTGTAGGTGGACTTTACACTGGTAAAGATGATGCTACAGGCAAAACTTTTATATCTGGTGCGTCTAATGACGTAATCACTATGAATGGATCAACCAAAGGTGGACTTGCTGGTAGTATTGTAAAAGTTACTGCAATTGCTTCTGCGAAGTATGCTGTTGAAGGGATCATTTTAGGTTCAGGAACTATAGTCACACCATTTGCTGACGCTTAATAGGAGACTAATATGAGTTCAGATGTAAAAGCATCCGTTCCTTTAACTAGCTCAGGTAGGCTTCAAGGTTTTATTGGAGCATCAGGAGCTGGAACTGCTACTAATTTAGGCTCGATAAGAATACAGTCTGTACAAGCTCAATCTAGCGACGCTGATGCACAAATCATCATATACGATGGTTCTAGCGCAAGTGGCACTAGGATAATAGCTCAGTTTAAGTTTGGTTCTGCAGCGAACGAATATTTCGATCACTACATACCAGGCATGGGCTGTCGTTTTACAGAAGGAGCTTATGTAGCTTTGACTAACTGCGACTTTTTTGTTGCATACTACAATTAAGGATTAGACATGTATAAGAAGACTAAAGGTTACGCTCAAGGTGGTAAGAAAGCCAAAGGCTATGGAATGGGCGGCGGTGTTACTAAAACCAAAGGCTACAGAGTAGGCGGTCGAATCGCTGGTGGGCAAATGTCAACCAAAGGCTATAGAATGGGCGGTGTAATCGCTATGAATACCAAAGGTAATAAAAAAGGCGGAAAGAAAGGCGGAAAGCCCTAAGTGGCATATTTACATAGCAACATACCCCACTTTAAGTGTTGGGTAAGAAAAGAGTACACTCATAACCACGAGCAGTTCCATGGCGAGTTTTTACACGCCATGGCTGTGGGTGTAACTACAATGCCTTGTAGATGCCTTAGTTTCCAAATTATTTTTACAGGTGTTCCTTCCGAAGAACAAGAAGAACAAGGAATGGAAAACGTGTACGGTGGTGCGATGTGGGCAAGAATGCCTATTACTGCATTAGTAGGAGATACACCGTTTACTGAATGGCCAGAACCTATGGCTGTACACGATGCTCAGCCTTGGGACTGTTCTTCTCACAATCATGCAGTTTACGTTATAGACAGAGCGACACCGTGTCCTTGGTTAGCAAAGATAGGTGGACAAATGTATCCAGCTAAATACTTGTTTACAGTAGATTACGCAGAAAACGAAATAGCAGACGATCCTGCACAACATAAACAGAGTCATGTTATGGAACTGTTAGATGCTGGACCCTGGACGGGTAACATTGTCGCACTACCAAACAACCGTGTCAGAGTCACACATCCAGCTTGGTTTGAAACTGGGCAAGGCGCACCAGACTTTAAGCCATCAGCGCACATACACTACTCTAAATCTGATTTAGATTATACGTTGGATGTTAATAGAATATTTGATAATCTATACGCAGAGGAAGAAGAATAATGGCGACATCAGGGACAACTTCATTTGACCTAAGCGTAGATGAAATTATAGAAGAGGCATACGAAAGATGCGGTCTTGAGTTACGCACTGGCTATGACTTAGAAACAGCAAGACGCTCTTTAAATATCATGATCGCTGAGTGGTCTAATAGAGGACTTAATCAATGGCTAATAACAGAAAATTCTTTTACTGTTACAAAAGGAACTGACGAATACAGTTTAGGAACAGACATAGTAGATATTACTTCTGCTGTTATTACGCGTGATGGAACAGATTTTCAAATGTCTAGATTGAGTAGGTCTGATTATCTTTATACCCCTAACAAAACAGATCAGGCAAAGCCTACTCAATTCTTTTTAGAAAGACACATAACACCAAAAGTTTATTTATACCCCACACCAGAAAATTCTACAGATGTAATTAAATATTACGCTTTAACAAGAATACAAGATGCAGGGGATTACACGAACACAATGGAGATAACGTTTAGGTTCTTGCCTTGCTTAACAGCAGGTCTTGCATATTATATTGCTATGAAAAGAGCTCCAGATAGGATACAGTTGTTAAAATCAGTTTATGACGAGGAATGGGATAGAGCAGCGAGCGAAGATATAGATTCGGTAAGCTCCAAATTCTTACCTCCAAGAATGATAATATAGGAGAAGACTATGAAATTTATGAGGCCAGATAAACCACCAATAATGATGCCCCCGACTGCACCTGCAACGACCCCTGCACCGATGCCAGTAATGCCAGTTGTAGCACCCCCTAGACCAATGCCTGTGCAAGAACCTGTCGGTATTGGCGGCACTGCTCCAATCATGCCTCCTCCCATCATGCCTCCTTCTGATCCTGGCCCTCGTCCTATGCCTCCTATGCCTATGCCTACTAGGCCAGGCGGAACTTTAAAAAAACTAATGTTTGAAAGGGATAGACTACAAGCTAGATTAGATCAGATTAATGCAAGGATACAAGAATTAATGCAAGGTCAAGGTTCTAGAAAACCACAAGAAGGTATTGAGTCTCTTCTAGAAGAAATTATGAGACCAGAACCTACAGGTCGTTTTGGTGATTAAAACAACATGGCTTTTGCTTCTGGTAAACGAGCTTATGGAATTTGTGACACTTGTGGACAAAGATACCGTTTACACCAGTTGCAAGAACAATGGGACGGTTTTAAAACTTGCCCAGAATGTTTTGATCCTAAACAGCCTCAATTAGAAGCTCCTCCTGTTGGAGCTGATCCAGAGGCTTTACTAAACCCACGACCAGACAGAACAGAGCCTTCTGCTCAAAGTCTTCTTGTAAACAACCCGTTTCTTACCACACAAGGCAGTGCAGTGATAACTGTTTTTGAAGACAACCATGGTAGGAGCACAGGAGATAAAGTTAGGTTTAGAAACGTAGACTCTTTTGACGGATTTACTAGCAGTGTCATAGAAGATCCTGATGGCTATGCAATTACAGTAACTGCTAATACAACCACTGACATACTTAATTACAACAACAATACATATACTTTTACAGCTACATCTGGGACAGGAACAGCGGGAGCTAGAGGAGGTGGAATAGATTGCACAGTTGGACCTGCACAAACGCTTCTGCCTTTAAATCCATTTAGAACAGGTAGCTCAGGAGCGAACACAGTTATATCCGTCACAGAATTTAAACATGGTAGAACAACTGGAGATACAGTGAGATTTAGAGACACAGAAGCTGTTGATGGTGTGACCACCACTGTACTTGAAGCAGCAAGTGGATATACAATAACAGTGGTAGATACAAATGAATATAAGTTTACATCTACAGGAACAGCTACCACAGGTGATGTTACAGGTGGTGGAGATAGCGTAACAGCAGGACCAGTATAATGGCAGGATTTACATACAGTTCACTAAAAACAACAATACAAAACTATGTAGATAGTTCTGAAACGACTTTTGTTAATACTTTAAATACAATTATTGAACAAGCCGAAGAACGTATTTTAAAAGGCGTTTGGTTAGATAATTTTAAAAAGAACGTTACAGGCACAGCCACAGCAGACAGTCCTTACTTAGGAATGCCCACAGATTTTTTAGCTCCCTTTAGTTTAGCTGTAATAGATAGTGACACTTATCATTATCTTAATTTAAAACAAGTTAGTTTTATGAGAGCCTATAAACCAACTACAACTGGTTCTGTAACAGGAAGACCAAAATATTATGGGGAATTTGATAGCGATACTTTCATCCTTGCACCTACTCCTAGTAGTAATTTTACATTTGAACTTCACTATTTTTACAGGCCATCTTCTTTAACCGCAGCTGGGGACAGCGGACAAACTTGGCTTTCTGAAAATGCACCCATAGCTTTGCTGTACGCATGTTTAACAGAAGCAGCAATATTTTTAAAAATGGATCCAGCAGAAATAGCTACATATAACTCAAGGTTTGAAGACGCTTTGGCTAGATTAAAAAACACTGCAGAGGGAGCAGGAACACAAAGTCAGTACAGATACGACCAAGTTCGTATACCTATTACCTAATGCTACAAAAACCTCTTCCAGAGTTGGAAGGTAAAAACATCGCGCTTGTAGCTATGGGGCAAAGTCAAATAGATTATCATTTGTCCAGGACACACAGTCTAACTTTTGATGAAGTGTGGGCTGTAAATGCCATGATAAGTGTTTTACCAGAAGTAGACAGAGCTTTTATTTTAGATCCTATGTCTAGGTTTTTTGATACAGAGGATGCAGGCAGCATGACTCAAGTTATGAGAAAGTATTTGCCTGAAATTGAATATCCCATATATACGTGCGAGCTCGATGAACGTGTACCAGCTGCAGAAGAATTTCCATTAGGGCCTTTGGTGGGTGACTTAACATGCGCTTATCTAAACAACACTGTAGCTTACGCCATAGCTTTTGCTCTATGGAACAAGGTAAGTCATTTAACAGTTTTTGGCGTGGACTTTACTTATAAAACTAATATGCACTTTGCAGAGTCAGGTAAAGCTTGTTGTGAGTTTTGGTTAGCTAAATGTATGGAAAATAATATACAAGTGTCTGTAGCACCTAGATCTAATTTACTTGAAACAGATGTTCCTACAAAAGAGAAGTTGTACGGTTATCACAGACTAGAAGACCCTGTTGTTACTTACATGGATAAAGGTAAGATGGGCGTTTGTAAATGGTCTGATATAATAAAACAAGAACAACCTTTTATAGGAATGATAGATAGAAATGATTTACCACCAGAACCAGAGGAATATTAATGTTTTCACTTGATTCAGAAACAGAAGTTGGTAATCTTAACGTTACTACAACGAATAACAGAGGGCACACTGTAGAAGAAGTTGCAGAAATGGCTACTAATAGATTAGTTTCCATTAGCGACACAGCCCCTGCACCCATTAGGGCACAAGCACATGCTTTTAAAGAAGCATGCAAACAGATCATTACTTATTATATGCGCGAGGCTGTAAAGAACCACGTTTGCACAATATGTAATGAATTAGAGAAACAAGGTCAAAAAGACCTAGCTAATATTATTAGGAGACTATAATGGCTATAACACAAGCAATGTGCACTTCTTTTAAAAAAGAACTTTTAGAGGGTGTTCACAATTTTAAAGCTTCGGGTGGCAACACTTTTAAGCTGGCGTTATACACAAGCTCTGCAACTATGAGTGCATCTACTACAGCGTTTACTACAACTAACCAAGCTAGTGGAACAAACTACACATCGGGCGGAGCAGCGTTAACAAATGTTGATCCAACATCTTCTGGAACCACTGCGTTTACAGATTTCAACGATCTTACATTTGGAACAGCAACGGTCACAGCAAGAGGTTGTATGATTTACAATGACTCTGCGTCAGGTGATCCAGCTGTTGCGGTGTTTGATTTTGGTGGAGACAAAACATCGACTGCAGGAAGCTTTACAATTCAATTTCCAGCAGCAGACGCAAGTAACGCAGTAATAAGAATAGCTTAGTAACAAGTGTCTGTCGGATGGGGCCGAGCTGGCTGGGGCGAAGGGCCCTGGGGTCAGCCCGCCATAGTTAATGTAACTGTAACCCTTACAGGTGTTGCAGGAACTTCTGCGTTAGGTACAGAAACAGTATCTTGCGCTGCAAACGTAGCTGAAACAGGTGTTACTTGTACAGGTTCGGTTGGATCTCTCACAGCTACGGGACAAGCTAATGTTACAGAAACAGGTCTAGCAGGAACGTCTGCGCTAGGATCGGTCAGCGTTTCTGCAGGAGCAGTTGTAACAGAAACGGGAATAGCTGCTACAGGATCGGTAGGAAGCCTTACGGCTACAGGACAAGCTAACGTAACAGAAACAGGTTTAGCGGGAACAGGTGGTTTAGGTTCCCTTACAGCCACAGGTGCAGCGAACCAAGCTGTAACAGGTTTAGCGGGAACAACAGCACTAGGCAATGTTTTAACTGCAGGTGCTGCAATAACAGGTGTTTCAGGCACCGCTTCTACAATTTCAGTAGGAGACGAGACTGTAACGTGTGACGCTAACGTAGCTTGTACAGGAGTATCAGCAACTAGTTCTTTAGGAACTCTAACAATACTTACAGAAAATGTTGTATCTATAACAGGTGTTACAGCAGCCTCAGCAACAGGTATTTTAACTGTAAATGCTCAAGCTATTGTAGTTCCAACAGGAGTAGAAGCAACGGGAGCTGTTAGTCAAATATTAGTCTGGGGCCCTATTATCCCTGGTCAAGATGCAAATTGGACAGACGTTACGGATACTCAAAATCCAGGGTGGGAAGAAGTTGCTTAACTATTCAATAAAAAGTAATATTATCAAAGCGGAGACAAATATATGGCAAGCACATACGTAAATGATCTTAGACTCAATGAAATGGCGACAGGTGATGCGTCAGGAACATGGGGCGATGTGACGAATACAAACCTCGAATTGATTGGAGAGGCTCTTAGTTTTGGCACAGAAGCTATAACAACTAATGCTGACACGCACGACACTATAGTTGCTGATGGAGCAACTGATCCTGGCAGATCTATGTATCTCAAATATACAGGTACACTTGATTCAGCTTGTACGATTACAATTTCACCAAACACTATAAGCAGAATGCAGTTTATTGAGAATGGCACAAGCGGTTCTCAAAATATTATTATTTCGCAAGGCTCTGGAGCTAACGTAACTATACCTCCAGGAGACACAAAAGCAGTTTACTTAGATGGTGCTGGTAGTGGAGCAGCAGTTGTTGATGCTTTTGCTAGTCTTTCAACAGTAGATCTAAAAGTACAAGACGATTTAACAGTCACAGACGATGCAACTATAGGTGGAACTTTAGGAGTCACAGGCATACTCACACTAACTGATGATTTAATTATTGGTGATGGTAAAACTATAGGCTCTGCCTCTGATGTAGATGCTATGACTATAGCTTCTAATGGACAAGTGACTTTTTCTCAAACATTAATTGGAACTGACTTGGACATATCTGGTGATGTTGATGTAGATGGCACTACAGAAACAGATGCACTGACCATTAATGGTTCAGCCTTAAAGTACAAAGCATTTGGTTCAGAATCGATAATGTTTGGTGATGATGTAACAGGCACTATAAGTTCTGCTGATGCTAATACAGGAGTAGGTGTTGATGTTTTTGCAGCTTTGACTCAAGGAGATAGCAACGTAGCTATTGGTAACGCAGCTATGAACGCTACTACAACTGGTGTAGATAGCGTAGCCGTTGGAAGAAGTGCTTTACTAGCACAGACAACAGGTGGTGATAACGTAGCTATCGGACATTTAGCTTTATCAACATTAACAACTGCGGGTAACAACGTAGCTGTAGGCGATAGAGCTATGCAAGCAAGCACCTCTGGTGAAAACAATGTTGCCGTAGGAACTTTAGCTATGGACGCTAATACCACAGGAGGCAGTAATGTGGGAGTGGGTAGAGATGCTTTAGGGGCAAACACCACAGGATCAAACAACACGGCTGTGGGTAAATCTGCTTTGAATACAACTACAACATCTAGCAACAACACAGGAGTTGGATTTCAAGCACTATATACACTTAATGGCGGTGTAAGCAACGCAGCACTTGGACACAACGCTTTATTCAATGGAACCACTTGTGATAACAACACGGCAGTTGGAAAAAGTGCTATGGAAAATATTACATCAGGTAGTAAAAACGTAGCAGTTGGTACTAATGCTCTAGATGCTGCAACCACAGCAGATGACAACACGGCAGTAGGATATGAGGCTTTGGGAGCAAACACTTCTGGAACAGACAACGTTGCGGTTGGACAAGCAGCTTTAGATGCAAATACAGAAGGAGACTTAAATACAGCAGTAGGCTCATTTGCTTTATCTACTGCTACTACAGCGAACAACAATACAGGTCTCGGATATAGTGCTTTATTTTTACTAACCACAGGCAGTAACAACACAGCAGTTGGTAGAGGTACAGGACAACTTATTACTACAGGCGCACAAAACGTATTTGTAGGTGCTGAGTCAGGAGATGCAGCTACAACCGCAAGTAACAACACAGGTATCGGATATGAAGCATTAGGCAAATTAACAACAGGTACTGACAATACTGGAGTTGGTAGAGCGTCAGGACTTGATAATACAACTGGTTCTGGTAATTGTTCTTTAGGAGTTGAGGCACTAGAAAATGGAAATGGTTGTAACAATTCTGTGGCAATCGGTAAACAAGCTGGTAGAGAAATAACTTCTGGTAGTAATCTTTTATGCTTAGGTACAAGTTCTGGTAACTCAGGTTCACCAGGAGGTGCTTTAACATCTGGTAATAACGAAGTTACTTTAGGTAATGGCGATCACTCAAAAATAAATGCACAAGTATCAATAACTGTTGCATCTGATGAAAGAGACAAAACAGATTTTCAACCTTTATCTGCTGGGTTAGATTTTGTAAATCAATTAACACCTTATACTTATTATTGGGATAAGAGACATAAGTATATAGATTGGGACGCAAACCCTGATGCAGATTTAAATAGTGTTACACATGATGGTACACACAAAGAAGATTGGTTAGATGTTGGTTTTAAAGCACAAGATGTTGTCGCTTTAGAAAAAACAATAAATCATAACTTATCTGATAAAACTAATCTAACAACTAGCCTATCGCATGATGGCAAACAATATGCTTTGCAGTATGAGAAGTTTGTACCTATTTTAGTAAAAGCAGTACAAGAACTTTCAGCAAAAGTTGACGAATTAAAAGGAGAATAATATGGCACAAACAGTAACACAATGTCTAACAGCAGCAGAGGATAGTGCTACAGTTATAAATGACG